TGGATTTTTATATGTGTGATGGCCAGCGCTGAACTCTGGCTTATCGCCTGTGGCCAGAAGTGACAGCCTCGAATTGTGCTGGCAGATCCCAACGATTACGACCCCGATAGCGCATCAGCCTGCGCATTCATCACAACGGAAAGCCGCCTGTTTCACAACACGAGTACATCGCAATGCGATCCCACGTCAGGCAGCTTACCTGTTGTGCAGAAACAAAAAAGCCCCGACATTGCTGTCAGGGCTTAGATTCTGTTGCTCAACGACTTCTGTCACGAGCATAACAGAAATCTAGCAGTTTCATTTCGCGTTTGCAAACTATTTTTGCAACTTATCCGATTTACGCGGCAATCTTCTGCTTGTTAGCATCACGTTCACGCATTATCGCGTGAAAGACGCTAGCCTCAAGTAACTCACGACACCATCGGATGCGTCGCCATGCTGATTCTGGCGAGATACCGGTGAGTCGTGACAACTCAACAGCAATGTCTTGCGAGCATTTGCGCTCGCAGTAGTATTTAATGGCTACATGACGAATCGGGTTATCAAGTGCGAATGTGCTACAGATGACAGATTCAACCAGGTCAGCATCTTCCTGCTCGTTGGCGCGGTCGAGAAGATTGCTTACTGAGTGCTGCGGGTTAATGAGCTGCTTCGCTTTGATGAACAGCTCATCTCCGCGATATCCCTGCTTATGCAGATTATTTACCACATCAATAATCCGCTCTGATTCCCGATCGTTCCACTCCTGGCGAATCATCAGCCTGCCGATAACGCTGCACTTTCCTGAATCTGGCCCTACGTGGCCGCCGTACTTCTCGCCCCACACATCAAGCAGACAACGCACCCATGCGGATTGCAAAGGGGTTATGAGCTTTACGGGCTTGAGATAACGCTTCTTCAGGTCGGATTTACGCATCACCTGAGCTAATTGAGTCAGTGCTTCAGCTTGCATGCTTCACTCCCATAATCTTCGCTGTGTTTCGCAGGATGCGGTAATTGCACTCGAACATCCGACTTGTTTTGAACAGCCGCAACTTCAGCCATTTGTCTTTGAGGTATTCGGTCATAGCGACCTCCCGCTTTCTGCTACCACGGCCTTGTATGCGCGTAATGTGTGCTTACGAGAACCAAGTAGAGTTAGCTGAAATATCAGCCCATATGAGGAAAGTGAGTTAACCGGCGCTGCGGATTTACCAGCTTCAAATAGCCTCTTGGCTTTACGCAGTTGCCAGAATGGTCCTGTAATCCAGATGCGTGCATATGCATCGTCGTCGACATACTGAATTTTCATGCCGCCTCTCTTTGCTTAATGAGTTCACGCAGAGCCGCCCTGTAACGCGCACGTATCGCGTCAAGTTCTTCTCTGGTGTATCGGTGAGGGTTGTTATCAGATTCGAGCGCTACGACGCGCTGAAGGCCGATTTTGCTAATCAGGTTGATGCGGTATGGCCCGATGTTTCCTGAATGGTGAACGTTACAGGCGTGACACTGGCTGTGAACGTTATCCTCATTAAACCGAAGCTGTGATGCCGCCGCCGTCGTTCGATAGTGCCCGGCGTGGTAGCTGACTGCCGTTGTACTTCCGCAGCTGATACAGATATTCCCGTCCCTTGCCCTGATATAGTCGTTAAATACCCGCTGGGTCATGTTCATCCAGTGGCTTAACGGCTTCACATCGGCTTTGCGTTTGTTCCATGCCTTGCGCTGCTCAGCCTCTTCACGCTTCTTCTTGCGCTCGGCCTGTTCTACAACGTGTTGCATGGCACATGAGGGACTACAAACTATCTGGAGGGGGTTTTTGGGTATGAATTTCTGTTTGCAGATACGGCACTTCTTCGGCTTCGGCGGTTTAATCGCCTTTGGCATTATCACTCCCTATGTCGTAATAGTTCGGGTCTATGAATATCGTGTAGAAAGCACAGCAGTCACTGCATACGAATGTCTCGTCTGGTGACAGCGGGATTCCACAGTCAGCGCAGAGAGGTTCTGTTGGCTCGCTCATCGCGCCGTCCTCACCCGATTCCACATAGCAACACGCAGCCGGTAGCCGTGGTCGTATGATGTAACCTGACTGGCGGGAGGTATTGGCTTGGGTTTGTTTCGGGAAAGTTTCGTGGGCTGGAAGATGAGGTTATCGAGGGCTTTCTGTGTGATGCTCACTCTTTGTCGCATGGTTCCCTCCACAATCCGTCTGCCTGCAGGTCAGCTTTCAGCTTTGCTTCGCTCTGCACCAGTTCGCGGAATTTGCGAGTGATATGGCCGGCGGGATAAGTCTGCTTTGATACCGTGGCGATGAAGTTCTTCACCGGCGCCGCTTTGGCTTTCTTCGCCAGCTCTTTGCAGCAGCTGCGAATCATCTTTGGTGAGCCGTTGTGGATTTTGTCGCACAGGCTCAGCGTCAGAATGACGTCGATAGATTCACCAAGCAGCGCGGTAGTTGCCGGGTTCTCAGTCGGTAACTGCATTGCCAGGCGTGTTGCGGGGAAATACTCATGCATGGCGCACCTCGTTAATCAGCTTGTTAAATTCAGCCATCAGGAAACCGGGCGGGTAGGTTTTCTTCGGCTCAGCCAGCTTCTTCATCCAGTCCGGCAGAAGCTCTTTGTCAACCTGCCGGACGTTGCGAATGATGTAATCCTCTCCAACAGAAACGAGTCGGTACTGCAACTTTCGCGGGGTTCCCTTTTTCAACAGCTTCACGTTTACTGAATCGGCCATGCGATGCAGTGTCGAGGTAATGACGGATAAGTGGACACTGCCGTATTTGTCGCCAACGAGGTATTTAATCTCTGTCGCGGTAAACCATTTGTTTCTGGGTACGCTGTCGATAATCATCAGGTTCGGTGGAAGTCTCATGCTGCGCTCCTGTATTCAGTAGTTACGACCCCCTGCTGGGTTGTCGTGTACATGGGGTAACGTGTCGGGTCATATGGGCCCACTTCCATCTCTGCCGCGCTGCGCTGATATACGCAGTGAGGTTTCTGACAGACGTGAGCAAGCCACACAGCTTCTTCGATAGCTGCGTTAATGTCGGTGAAAAGGGTCATGTTAGTTACCGAAGCGAGAGGCCCATTCTGCTGCGCGGGCTGACTCATCGCTGAATTGAACGTTGTGTTCGGCGCCGAATGCATGGATGAGCGTTATCAAATCCCTCATCTCACTGACGCGCATTTTGCTTGTTGACTGCCCCAGCACTACGAAGCCGCCATTGATTCCCGGGACCGTCTCCTGACCCTTCAGGCTGGCGCTGAAAATATTCTTCCAACTGTCAGAATCCAGTTTCTTGCCATACCAGACCACCTGCTGCGATACGTCACGCAGGCAGGACCAAAGCATGCGATTTTGCGCAAGGCTGCGGGTGTCTTCCTGGATGATTATCTGTAGGGGGCGATCGGTATTAGCGGGGAGGTTCTGAATGGCTTCTATGCAGTTCTGGCGTATTCGGTTATCTCTGATGAGATAGGTCTGTTTCTCCACTGTCATCACCTTTAACTTTTAATCCTGCAGCGCGAATAGCTCTATCAGCCCTTTGAATTCCGTCGTTATAACCCTCAGTCCATTCCGTGTCGTTATCACCATCACCAAGCAGATAGCCAGTGTCGATTTCAATAGCTGCGCGGGATGCCTGCCATGCCTCCCATTGTGCATTGATATCCTCATCGATATAGCCGTCGCTTTCACGCAGACTGGTCCAACCATCCATAGGCGATTCACCACACCACTCTTTTTCCCACCACGCCTCAAACTGCTCTCTGCTCTTATTCATCACTCTTCCCCTTTGTCGTGCATAATCAGGTAGACCATTACGCATACTCCGTAACATTTTGGTTCGCCCAGGCCTCGTCATATTCAGCAGCTGGCATATTGGCGATGTAGTTATAAGGTGAGGCGGTTTCAGTCATCAGGAACTGATGCGACTGCTCGTCCAGATAGAGCGGTATGCCACCTTCCCAGCCTTCTCCGTTCCTCTGCTTCTCAAGCATCAGGACAGAAGCTGATGCGGATAGAGCGGCCTGCTCCTTGTCATTCAGCGTTTCACCCATCTGCTGCTTCTGGATGGCTCGCTCCCTGACTTTGTTGCGCCAGATGATAAACAGGTTGTCGGTGAGGTCAGTGATGGCGCCAGTGCCTTTAACGTCCATCTTGCCGGTTGGCTTCTCTTCGCTGTCACCCTTACGGCTGTGAGTAACCATGATCACGTGGCTGTTGGTGCGGTTCTTGAAGTCACATACCGCGTCGACAAAGGCTTTCTGCCCGTTGTAGTCGTCATCACCAATTCCACACTTCATCAGGCTGTCGATGATGAACAGCTGGATGCCGTAGCGCCGATGGGCGTATTCGAAGATTTCCAGAAGGCGATCTGCTTTTGCGGTGCCGGTCAGGCCGAAGAGCCACAGCCGGTCATCGTAGAACTTGAACGCTGAGTCTATCTCCAGCTGAGGCGGCAGTTTCAGACAGGTGGCCTGTCGTGTGAGGCGTTTAAGCAATGCGCCCGGCTTCAGCTCAAGAGAGGCAACG